TTCGTGAATTTGGATTTTGATAGTCATTGGATTTCTTAATTTGAATTTCAGCACATTCAGATAAAACTTTTAGCGATTCTTTCATAATTATATTCTCTGCAAAAATACATTATACCACATTTTTTATAAATTGTACACCATCAAAATTATATATTCCTTCTAAGTAATAGTCACCAGTTTTTCTATCACCAATAAAGATATAAAGCTTATTAGGATACTTTCTCCATTTTTCTGAAGCAGCTGCATTTGCGCGCTTGAGCACGTACGGCACAAAATATTCGCCTTCAGTGACCTTTACTTCAATAGCATCACCACCAAACCGAAGAGGCTCAAACAAGTCTTTATATGGTCTAGTATCATCAACATATCCTTGTTGTAATAAAAATACTTCTGCAGCTAAACCATACATACTTGTAATTTTGATTTCTTCTAATGGTCTTCCGTGTCGAGTAGATTCTTTCGAATATATTTCTAAAGCTTCTCTTTCTGCTCTCATTTCTAAAGCAGAGATGTTGACATCTGTGTTTATATTAAATTTCATAGATTGCAATAAACAAACTCTAAAGCTCGTTCTGCCTCCTTGTCCAATGGTCTATTCGAATACCAATTTCCAGTTTCTAAATCAAGTTCTTTACAAAGTGATACTACTTCATGAACAGTAATTGGATATTCTTGTTTTATTGCGTTGGCTGATATTGACACCATCAGTTGATACATCTTATGATACCATCCAGTATCAGATATAGTTTTATATTCAGCAATAAGTTTTTTATTGACAAATGGACAATCACGATATGATGTCCATTGAATTGATCTATTCTCTAATTGATCTTTACGATGCTGAATTATTTTTTTCTGCATTTCTTCAGGAAGACTGTCGAATAACGTATTGCCAACTTTCTTTTCTATAAATGGATGTTTCAATAAAAGTTGGTCAACATCAATGCTTGTACCTTCACGCTTAAAAATAAAATTGTTAGAGTTATCATACTTAGCGGGAATATAATACATTCTCGATAAATCTTTAGTTTGTATATCTCCCATTGATTCGAGTTCTGTATTAAGAGCAAACCAAAAATGCCTAATTTTATCAGCTTGGATATGTTTGTTTAGTTCAAAGACAAGCCTAAATTTTGGTTGCGCAATTGTAGAACTTGCTGTTGAGTAACAAATAAACTTCCAATCAGTAATCTTATTATACATTAATTCTTGCAAAGTTTCCATCGTACAATTTAAACTATCAACATCAACTGCTGCCCATCCTCCCCAAGCAACAACGTTTTTATTTGCACGAGTAGTATCTTTTACGTAGTAGGCTGGTGAAATAAGTTGAGCAGATTTTTTATCTTTTCTTTTGACTTCAGATAAATTGTAAAGTAATTGCTCAAACTCATCGAAGCTAGAAAGATTCATGCTTCGATGAGTTTTGTTATCAAATATTGAATTAAAAAGTGTAAGGCAAATGTCCATGGTTGTCTTCATGATTAGGTGCAATCCAACCAACAGGTTTAATAAGATCTGGCAATCCCAATGGATTAGGCCTTTCTGGTTTTACGCCAGGAACCTTTGACATATTTGCTTCAAGTACTTTATCCCAAGCTTTATAAGCATCAACACCAAATGCATCAAGTGTGCCAATTGCTACTACGCACAAATCAATTAATCCATCAACAATTTCTTCAGCGTCTTTACTATAAATCGCGTTTTGTGTTTCAAGTAGTTCTTCATTAAGAAACTTCATACGAAAATGTAAAAATTTTTGAAGATACTCTTTACTTCCATCAGTGTTAACACGCAATTTATTATTTACCCAGTCATTCACGCCGTACTTGGCATGCATTGCTTCTATATCGCTTACCCAATCTTTACTCATAATATCCTCTATGTGTGTGTAATAATTTTAATGCCAGCATCACGAATTGCCAATTGGCATATTTCACATGGTTGCGCTAGCTTTGGTTTACCTAACGAATCATACCTTGATATTTCAATTTTATGTGCTAGACTAATATCTTTACATTTTAATATAGCATGAATTTCAGCATGTAAAAATATTGCATGTTCTCTTCCAATTTGCTTAGCGTATTTGGCTTGTATAGGATGAGACTTAACATAAGAGTTTTTGCCGGAACTTAAAACTGCTCCACGCTTATCATATATCGTAGCTTCTAATTCGAATCTTTTTCTTGTATTACATTTCATAGTATCTATTATACACCAATAGTATTGATATGTACATAGGGTTAACTAAAAAAATCTTCGATTGAAACTTTCTCTTGAGTAGACCAACCAATAGCGTCTAGAATTGGCGTGATAGGATCAAGGAAAGTTTTTTCAAACTGCATTCCATAGTCTATATACTTATTGAGCTGAATTTCTGGAGGTAAGTACATTGGAAACGATATAACATTTTCTCTAATTGGATTAGGAGTTTTTAGATAGCAAAACTTTATCTTATCACTGTTTTTAATTAGAACATATTTTTTTTCTAGGTTCTTATCGGCAATACATTTGTTATAAAGCAAACTTCCACGTACGTGAATTGGTGTGCCTTTTGTGTATATTGTAGCTTTGTTCTTCCACTTATTGATATCACTTACGCCACGTGGAAACGAAATTTCTTCAGGTGGCAAACTATAAAAATATTTCTTAAAATCAGAAATTGCTTTTTGAGTATCAGATTGAGACCCAGTCATAATCACTTTGAATATATCTCTTAGTGCAGTTCGAACTTCTGATGGAGTTGAAGACTTAATAGCTTCAATGCCCATGATCTTTAATTTTGGTTCAGCGTATTGCACACCTTCATTATTGTGCACGTTCAAAATATATCTTTTCTTTGCTGTCCAGATACCACGATCAGCTATAGCTTCTCTAGCCATAACCATCCTGTTATCATATCCATTCATCATTTCAAATAATTTTGTATACGCGTTTTCAAATATTGGTTCAAAGTGGTCAGTGCAGATTTTATTAAGAAATGCGACTGGTTCAACAGGATCGAACTTAGATACAAGTTTTCCAAAATCAACGTAAAGAGAATCAGTATCGATAGCAATAACATAATCAACCTCCTGGGTTTTTAATATTTTATTCATTTCAGTGTTTACTGCTTTTTCTGCCCAGCGAATAGCTAACTGGCCAGATAAGGTAATACCTTCAGCAACACGAATATCAAAATATCTAAAATAGGCATTGCCAAGTGCACCATAAAGAGAATTCAAAAGAATCTTAATAGCCATCTGTCTATTTTCAAGTTGATTGATTAACCTATCAAGCTTTGGCGATGGATTCTTTTCGTATTCCTGTTTAGCTTCAAGCATTTGTTTTTTTACTTGTTTACGTTCATCATAATACTTTACAATAATCGCTGGCAATACACCTTGAAAGTCTTTTGTATAAGTAGAACCATTTGCTGCAACAGCGTATTCTGAATCAACTTTGTTAGTCTTTTCAAGATAGTAATCTACGCCAGACCTTTGCACTTCATTTTGTAAAGTTTCAGGTGACATGTTATATTGTACAATCAAATTTGGATAAAGAGAATTTAAGTCAAATGAAACTACCCAGTTGTGAAGACCAACTTGAGGAACTTTGACATAACCGCCTGGATATGCAGCCTTCTGCTTTTGTTCAGCTGGTGGAGGGACAACATTTTTCCTTTTCAGCTCTCTGAAAATAATTGAATCCCATATGGCAGTTGTGCCAAATGTGTCAGAATAATTTACGCCACCCTTATATGCTATAGTCATTGCCAGCGTAATGAGACCCATTTTTTCTTCGAAGCGATCGATGAGTTCAACGTCTTTTATATTATAGTCAATAAACTTTTGGTGATCTTCTTTATAAAGAGTATATAGCGAATCGTATTCAGAATAATCTACTTTGTTTTCGCCAAGTACAACGTGTGCAATATGATCTAGTTTATAAGATTCTTGTGCACCATACGTGTAACCGAATTTTTGAAATAGATCTAGATAATCCATTTGCTGAATACCAGATATGTCATAGGTATCCATTTGTTTACCTTTTACAGATACCTGCTTATACTGAACTAAGCCCCATGGAGAAAGTTGCTTAGCAGTATCTTCACCAAAGACTCTTCCAATGCGATTAATAATATATGGAATATCAAATAATCTAGAATTCCAACCTGTTACTACATCTGGAGTATTTTCTTCTCGCGACCACCAATTCAAAAATCCTGCAATTAATTCTCGTTCGGTTGCGCATTCAGTATATTTTATAGTTAGTTTATCAGCATGTACTGATTTGCTGGTATTAAAGCTATTAAGACCCCAAGCATAGTAAACATTATCAATGTTGTTTTTTACACAGATAGCGTTTATTGGTTTTGCTGCGTCTTCAGGATATGGAAAGCCATCATCTGATTCAACCTCAATGTCTATTGAACAGACATTAATAAAGTTGCGGACGAATTCAATTTCGTTGGGAAAGGTTTCAGTAATGAATTGATGAATATAGTTTTGAGTACCATATATCTTAAAGTCTTGAACGTCTTTATATCGTTCAATAAATTCTTTTGCATCGCTCATGGTATCAAATACCATTGGTGCAACATCAGCGCCGTTAATCGATTTCCAGATTAACTCTTTTTTTGAGGGAATATAAAGGGTAGGCCTGAATTTTACTTTTTTGTTAATTCGCCGACCAGATTCATTATAGCCTCGATATAGAAGAGAATT